GCGAATCCTTAATTCCAGCCAACTGAAGCATCTTGGTCAAAGTGTTGGTGTACTGTTGTACAGAAACAACAGGATTATTAGGTCCGGTTTCTTTAATTAGCATTTCCTGACGCATTGCCACTTGATTCAAGATATTGATTCGGTCTTCAATTGTTCCGTCACCAACACCCACATTCACGATGACATCCATATTGGCATCCCAAGAACGGGGGTCAATTGGCACAAAGGTGTTACGCAACTTGATCATTCGGGCGCGGTCTTGGTTTTCCACAACCAACTTCAAGATGCCTGTAAACAGCTTACGCATACCCGTTTCAGCAAAGATCCGGGCAATCATCTCAATGTGCTGGTGAGCAGCATTGACGGTGGCAGAAACAGCAGCCTTGGTGGTGCTTTGCAGTGCATCAGCATCTAGGCCAGCAGCAGCCTTGGAAATGCCTGTACGGGTCTGTTTGATGTCATCCAAGTAGTCCAGCATGGGGAATGCTGCTTGACCAACAAAAGGAGTGACAAAAGGCTGAACCATTCCTGGCGCTCTCATACGGATAACAGCACCGACTTCAGTGTTCAGCACATCTTCCATGTTGGCCTGACCCTCGACAATCGCTGTACGGGGGTGGATGGCTTGGGCCAAGGAGTCCAAAATGCCACGTTGGACATTGGACTTGATACGCTGAATGTCCATGACCACATCAGCAGGGCACATACCAAAGAAGGTGTGTGGCTCTGGATCTGGGCAGAAGTCAGCGAACTGTCGTTCAGCAACGATTTCGTTACGGATTACCTTGTTGCTTGTGCCGATGGTGCAGATACGGCGCAACTCTGCAATGCCGTCACCATCAAAGTCCACCTTCAGGTAGCCTTCAATGTACAGAACGCTCTTGCTTGATGGGTCACCGTTATTCGATGTGCTGATCACAGCAAACGGGTTACGAGCTTGATATTCTTGGTTGTTATCAAAGTCGTTGCCGTTACCTGATGCTTCGACCATCTCGTCATAGTCATAGCCCATAGCGACCAACTCGCTTACTGTCTTCATTGTGCGGTGACCAACAAAGATGGCCTCATCAATTGACTTGGCACGGCGGTCAATCAAGAACTCTTCTGGTGGCAATGACTCAATCTTGACTTTGCCTGACTTGATGCGGCGCTTGATCTCAACGTCATACATCATTGGAGGAGGAGTCATGATGCCTTGAGCCTCATTCATTGGCTCTGTTCCAGGCACTGGATACTCACGAACAGCAGAGATCTCAACGTCTGGATTTTCAACCAGCATCATCATGCTTTGCTCGTCCAGCATAGAAAACGACTCAGCACTGACCTGAACCGACTCATCCCACCAGTACTTCACAATACCGCACTTACGGACCAGTGCGTCTTTAAAAGCAGAGTGCAGGATCTTAAAGCCGGGGTTATCACGCTTGAAGATGAAGTCAACGTAGTCAGTAGCCTGATCTGCGCTTGCAACGTCTTCTGGACCTTGAGGCATAAACTCAACCACACGCTCTGGGCCAAAGAAAATACGCATCAAGCTTGGCAGGATGCCTTGTACGGTATCTCGTACATCCATCGATACTACTTGTGAACGACCATCCTCTTCGTCACCAAAGGGTGCGCCGTAGTAATAGCCAGTAGCCAATGCACGATTGCCGCCAATGTCGTCATCAATGAAAGAAATGGCATCATAGATTTCAGCAGAAATAACTCCTTGAAGTTCTTCCTCTGACATTACCTCATCGCCCTCCATTTGGCCTTGGAGGGTTTCTGCCATCAACATTGGGTTCTCGTTCATATCAATTCCTTAGCGTGAGCCAAAAAATGGCAGTAGGCCAGATTGGGTGTTTTGCAACAAAGAGGGAATACCACCAACGGTATTGTTTGCCATGTTTGCGTATGGACTCATGTTGCCCATAGCAGGGATAGTTACCCTGTTTTGCGGGTCTTTATCAGACTGAATGCTGTATTCAAAAGCAGAACGAGCCATGTCACCAGCAGTAGCATCAGGGGCTGTTACTTGGTTGTACAAGTTCATGGCAGGTTGGATTTGCTGACCAATAGATTGTGTAGCAATATCTCCAACTGCTTGCGGAATTGAACTTGCCGCTGCTTCAGTGGCCGCAGTTCCTATTGCATCAGTGGCCATCTGTGGAACCATTGACTTTAAAAACTCCATAATGATTGGCATCATGATTCATCTTCCTCTGTGTCGTATTCGGTTTTAGCCATCATCAGCATATTCTGCTGACCCTTGGTCATCTTTTGGGTAATGGGGCCACCAGTTAGCCAAGCTGCACAGGTACGGTCACCAGCACACTTAAAGTCAAACAACTCGCAGTAACCCAGATCTGCGGCTTCTTGTACGTCAGCAGCGTACCCATCTTCATCTTGATCAATGCCCTTAACGATGCAGTCCAGCATTTCAGGAGTCTGAATAAATGCAGCACAGTTACCGCAGCGCATCTCTTGGACTTCATCAATGGATACTTTCCAGATGTCAGCTAGGTTCTGCCAGTACTCTTTGTTATCCTCTTCAGGATTGGCAGGGCCGTAGTCAACATTCTTAATTGCCCAATTCCTGTTTTTCAGGTTGGCTTTGATGTCATAAGTCGCAACAGGGCATTTCATTTCTTGTTCCTAGCGGATATAGCTTTAGCTTTTGACTTTGCATCTGCCTTTGAGCTTGCACCCCAAGCTTGCAAACTCTGTAAAAGTCTTGTTGGGCTACCGTCAGGCTTTTTCTCTGGCCCCGGCATATTGCCCATCCTTGCCAAAAAAGAAGCGCGTCTTGGATTGTCTCCAGACTTTACTGGCGCTTTCAAATTGCTTCCTGGATTTTCTCGCTCATAAGATTTACGGCCTTTCTCGTTTAGGCCACCTTTCGGGTTTTTACCCTCTTTGCGAGTCCAGGCTGCACTCATTTCTTTTTAGCAGTCTTGGCTGCTTGTTTAAAGTCTTTGGCGGTGGGGGCGCCTTTGCTCCCAACAGGACGCATCTTTTCTTTGGAGCCAGCTTTAATGCGCTCTTGTTTAGCATTAATATTGGCATAAAGACCTTGTTTCATTTCTTGCTCCGATTGGTAGCAGTGCGCTGACCACGCATGGGCATCTTGGCTTCGGACTTGGGCTTTTTGGAAGAAGACTTTTCTTCTTTCATCTTGCCCATGTATTTACCCATTTTCTCAGCAGCTTTGTCCATGTTCATTGGAATCTCCAAAAAGGTACGGGAATATTACCATACGGCAAAAAAAGAGCCACGTATTAGGTGGCTCTAAACTCTCAAGGAAGGGTCAAACCAGACCACGGATTAGCCTTTTTATCGGCTTACCCCATGAACTGCTCTTTCCCCAAGAAATAGTCGCAGCATCCGAGGCAAATGTCAACACAAACGCATCAGCCATGTCAGGAGATTTCAGCCCCCTGCGTCTAATATCGTCCTTGGACTCAATTTTTATCTTGCCGTTAGAGGTAAACGTATACCGGACAGTCGCCAGTTCAGCAATCAAATCCTCGTTATTCGGTATCTTGCAGTCCCTTTTCTCCAGCCAAGCCTTGGCTTTGTGCCAAAGTTCAGCCCTGAGATTGAGATAAGTCCCACCCATTGCAGGACTCTCAGATACGTTGATCCCTCGGGCAGGAAGGTTCAACTCCCGCAGTCGATCCACCACACCAGCACCCAGACCGATACTGTCTACCAGGATCTCTGTTGGTCGGTTCTTATGGTCACAGGCCTCGTACTGAGCAACAACAGCACCCGTTAGTTGCATCAAATCCAAGTTCCTCCACCTCTCTAGGGTATGGACCACGTTAGATTGACGCTTACACAAAACTGACGAGTCGGAACCAAACCGCGCAACGTCCAGCCCCCAAACGATGGGAGCATCCTCGTAGGCACGGGTATCTCTATGTTTGGCAGTATCTAATAGCTCCATAGGGATGATGGTGTCGTCATCACTTCTAGGAAACTCTCCAAGAACACGGATACGGAAGGCGTTACTCTCCTCTCCGTACCTGGACTTCATGTCATTAACGTACTCATCACTGACCCTTTTGGAGTCAACGCAGGACACCCGCTTGGTCCACCACTCGTCTTTGAGGCGGTTGTGTGTGTCAAAAAAGAACCCGGAAGACCGGACAGGGTTACCCAAAAGGATGGTCAAAGCATTGTGACCAGACATAGAGCCAGCAGCGGCCTCAAACACCGCTTCAGGCACACCAGAAGCCTCGTCAGCCACCAGCATGACGTTATCCGAGTGAACCCCCTGCAAAGCTTCAGGTTGTTCTGCCCGACTTGTTCTAGCAGAGATAAACGCTTCAGTAGAACTGGCTTTCAGTTCAATACGTTCCTGTTTGACATCAAGAAGATCTTGGATAGGTTGGGGCAGTTCCTTGACCCATCTTTTAAGTTCAGCAAACAAAGCATCATAGAGTTGGGCAGAAGTGGGGGCAGTAACCACCACCTTTACCGGATACCTTGTCAACAAGAACCAAAGCATAGCCCAAGAAGCGGTTGTACTCTTACCAACCCCGTGGCCGGATGGGATGGAGATTTTCCTC